GTGGGCACGACCCCCATGCAGGATTTCTGTACATGGCAGTGATTTTTATTTTCTTAAGTTTTAATTTTAAACATACTAGATCTACACAACACAAACGCCTTCTAAATTCCAAGAAACGCCATTGCTCCAGAGAGAAAATCATCAACAACACTAGCAGCTGTAGTTTCAATTTTCTTCGAAACTGCAGATGCAGCGTTATTAAAGATACTAGGTAAGGAAGACTGTACGGCAGATTGAGTTTGCAAAGCAATGGGATTAGTTGGAGTAGCAGGAGGAACCAAAAGGTTCAAACCACTTCCAACTCCATGAGCCATATCAAGCATAATCTCAATATTGCAAACCACTTCACAAATTAAGACAGCTGTAGACACAGCAGCGCCAGAAACTTCAATCACCAAAGAAGTCCAATCAGGCTGTACAGTATTAGTAATAGAGCTGATATTGACAAAGTCATGTGCTGCAGTTCCCATTGGCTTAGCTAACCAGGTGTATTCAGCACCTGATTGCAAAGGAACCAACGTATGTTCCGCATAACTAACTTGTCCAGGACCAGCAACATTAGAATATTGTACATAAGGAGTGCTGCCAATTATCATGTAACCCTGGCAATTATTCGAAGAAAGAATGGACATCACTCGGACGCCAAAACTAACAATTCGAATTTGCTGGGCATTAGTTGCTGCAAACGTATTAGTAAACGCAGTAGCATTTGCAGCCCAGGTATAATTACCAGTAGGAGGGGTTGCTTGGGAAGAGGTTGCCCCATAGTAGACACCATAACCAGGTATGAAAGCTTGTTTATATCCACCACCAGTATTGGTAGTGATTGTAACAGTTTCAGTAACTTGGTAAGGAATACTTTGGAGTCCTAAACCATCGGGCCGCCTCGCTGATTTAGCATGAGCACAGAAAGGATCTAAAATAGAACACGCTTTCATAACATGATGTTTCTTAGGCATCATACGAGCGCGTGGCGCTACTAATTGCGAACTTTGGATAACTTTTGGTTGTCCAAGTTGAATTTTCACTGCTCGTTTCTGCTTTGGCTTTGCTCCTTTCTTTTGCTTGGAGCTTTTCTTGGTTTTATTAGGCATCTTAAATACAAATCAAAATAATATTCAATAGTATTCAACATTTAATCAAAATAAATCGCCACCGGAAGCAGGTGGCTTATTGGACCGCACTCTGAAGGTCCTTCAGCAACATCCTTTCAAACAGAGGAAACAGTTCACTATGCTTAAATTCATAAGCAATTGCAAACTTGGCGGAAATATCATCAGTGTTCAAATAATTGAAAAGCAACTTTTGATACACCTCCGGCTTCCTTTTGAAATCGTCTTGTGTAGAAGTTCGAAAGAACACCTGAGAAGAGAAACGGAATTCCAATGGAGTGCAAGTGAACTCGTCAGTGTGGACAAATCCAAGGTTGGTTGACTTCTCATAAGTGTCATTCAAACCCAGACTATCATCACCATTCTCTATTCCAGTAACACGGATATCCAAAGAATGAAGTACGAGCGGGACTGTGCCAGCGTCAACTTCTCTAAGAGCACCACGACAATCACTGTTTTCAATATGAGTTGTTCTCTTGCCACTAAAAACCATATAGAAGGGAGGGTCATGTATATAACCATCACTATCAATTACTAATCCACGAAGTTCCATGGCACAATACATTTGACTCATCTTGAGTTGAAAAGCCGAAGGCTTCTCAATACTTGTCAAGTAAATGCTATGCCAGGTAACAAGCATCCAATTTCTGCCTTGGTATTCCCAACCTTGAATGTCATCAGCTTTGATAGACATATTTCGGGCAAGAGCAGTTTGTAGTAGCTCGTTATACTGCATTGTGATTTTCGCCAATCCTTCTTCAGTTTGGAAGTCCATTCCGATCTTGTGGCTAGACGAAGTCCAAGAATCAGGTAGGCTTCGAATGTAATCGCCGAAAAGTATAACTGATATGACATTCATCACAATAGATAATCCATAGATTAATCTCGCAACTTTGCCTTCATCAGTGGCTTCACCTTTAACGAAAACCTTCGCAGGCCAATTATAACCTTGTAACATCCACCAAGCTTTAGTATGCTGGAGAGCGACCTTAGTAAAGACTCCAATAAAGTCAGAGCCAGTCTTAATATCTGCTATTCCAGTATTATAGCTATTCCATTTCTGTAAGGTGGCATTAACAAAGTCATATAATTCATTCTTGGGGACGTCCCTATTTTCTTCATAGTCAATAAAGGGCCATCCAGGAGTTGAAGTTTGATCAATGTGTGTTAAAGCCCTAGCAAACACGTCTAATCGAAGATTCTTGGTGACAGGGTCAAAAACGTCTTCAAAGTTTATAGTCTTTGGTGGTGGACGTTGCCTGAATAATTTCGCCATGGCTCTTCTATACTGCTTCAAGAACTCAATGGAAGGAGGCTTCTCTTTCAACTTACCATCTTGATCTTGAAAACAACGAGTTTGCGTAGCACGATTCCAGTAGAAGGTCATGCGGTCTCTTTCAACCGATCCTCCTCTGGGCGGACTAACAAGTCGCTTCAATTTCTCGAAGTTCATCGAATTAGCTTTAGAAAATTCTATTGCTTCTTCTTTGAATTTTCCTTCAAACTTGGTAAACTCTTTAACTTGTTGAGGCACTTTTGCAACTCTCCCAGCTCGGCTTTTGAAGCCAATAATTTGGAGAATTGGTCTACCACCTGCAACAGTTCCGGGTTCAACTCCTTGGTAGGAGTATCGGAGGTATTCGCCTTTAATGTCGGTTTTACTTCCGATCCCTGGTTGAGGGTTTTCGACTCGTTTTTCGGGCTGGCAGTCTTGTTCGCGGTCCTGCTCTCCGACCTCGGTTCTTTTAAAACTTTCTTAGGTGGCTCCTTATCAGGGACAACAGCTGGTTTAGCAGAAGCTTCTAAAAGATCTCCAATGATGTCATCTTCGGCGACTTCAATTAAAGCTTCTTTCTGAGTACGCTTCTTCTTTGAGTTGGTTTCGTCAGTAGAATCTTCATCATCATCGTCAGAAGTGACATCAGCCCACTGGCCTTTAATCCTCTGCTTCACCAATTCCTTAGCGATTTCTCTTTCAGAAAGACCAACAAATTTAGAATTAAACTTCTTGTCTTTCTGTACTCGTTCATCGTCGACATCGTCAGTGTTAAGCTCAGGCTTATCGGCTCCTCGGCTTTTCTTACCTTCACGGTAGCCTTGGTCATCGGCATGTTCACCTTTCATACGCTTTTGCTTATCCTTTTCTTTCTTATTCTTCCATTCTTGATATCTTTTCTCATAATCCACCTTTATATCAGGTGTTTCAGAGACAGGTTCAACGAACTCAGCTAAACGATTGATGATTACTTCATCATATTGTCTAGCTTGAGAATACATTTCCTCTAAGATTGGGAATGGAATTTGAGATCTGTTGTAGAGAGGTTTGCCGTCAGGGCCATGCATCCATCCGAGATGAATTGCAACGACTTCCCCTTTCTGAAGTAGAGGTAAGCCAGAGTCACCTTGGCTTGTCATACTCTTATGTAGGATATAGTCGGCACGATCATTCTCGTCAAGACGCTTAGCATTGACATACTGTTGAGTATACAAATTCTTAAAGGCATCATAATGCAGAACAGTAACGGCTGAGTTCTCAGTATACCTACGCCATTTGAGGGTTTTAAGTCCCAAAACAGCACAAGCTCCTTTACTCTTAATCTCTATAATATCAAAACCAGACAAATCTTCATTAGGTTCAGAATCAATTTCAGCCGCCACCATCACAGAAACCTGTTTAGGGCTCGAGATGTAGACCTTAGTATCATCCGAATTTTTGAGATGTTTAACAGCCTGGTGTCCAGTAATCCACATGCGATTCCCGGCAACAAATCCGTGTCCATTATGGAAGAATTCATCACCTTGTTTAAGGAAAACTACGAAAACACCTTTAGGATAACCATCAGGAATCTTGTAAATAAACTCATCGCTCAATGGGGATTCGGTTGTTAGGACCTTCGGTTCCGTAAGATCCAACAGCACATCCTTCCTGCTAAAATGAATATTTGCAAGCTCCGGGCTAATGGTGTAAACTTTCATGTAGACTGCTTTATAGAGTTTCCAAATACCGCATAAAGCATAGTAAGTGGATGCCGTGCAAAAGCAAACAAGGAAGACAGAGACCCAAAAATCAAACTGATTGAAGTCAAGCACATCACAAACATATTGAATGAATGTAAACGCACCAACAACAACTCCGAAGCACCATTGGATTGCAAGCACAATGAACTCTCGCGCCATGCTAATAACAACACCAAGTAGGAGTGTAACAACATGAGACACGATATCAATAGCACCTGCGACACGCTCGTTATGACCGAGCAGCCTGTGTAAAAGGCCAACAAGGTTAAAATTATGCATGTTAGGATATCAGAATCAGTCAAATGGTACTCTGTCATCTAGTATTTAACCAAGCTTAACGTATTAAACTTGGATTCTTAATGGATACGATTTATGTAAAGACGAAAACTATTCATTACTTGACCAAATAGGATTGCCACGAATAGCATTAACAATGCTAACATAGTTTTCCAATAATAGGACAAGTTTGAATAGTAAAACGCAAATAACCAACAAGAGAATTTCCAAATTGCAAAGGT